TATATCGAACAACAAGCGGATATTTTTGTGGGTTTAACAGCTCTGATGCCCGAACATGAGCACTCGACTTGCCGTACCCAGCAGCTACAGCACACTCGGTTTGTGTTTTTGATCCATCGTTATAAACAAACTCTTTAGCAAAACGAATCTGTTTTGGCGTCAAGTGTTTGTCGTTACGACCTGATATATTTCCTGATTGTCCTTTTGGCATAATTAAATTATATAGTTTTAAGTAAGATTTAGTAAGTATTTTTTCACCTAACCCACCGCACCTCCACCGCACCTCTGTCAGGTTAGGTGAAAACCCCTATAAACAAAGGTTTTCAAGGAAAACGCACCTCCGCACCTCACTTTTCCAACTTTTTTTCGTATTAGTCTTTTGTAAAATCACAAAAGTAGAAGTTCAGGTTAGGTGGTGGTTGTCTATATAGGAAAACAAGACCCCTTGATTTTAAAGGGTTTCAGAGCCTTCGTACCTGTGTTTTCACCTAACTTTTAGTGAACTTCTACGTTTTTTTGAGGTGCGGTGGAGAAATCAACGTTTCCCCTGGAGAAACCCGCCCTCCTGCTGGAGAAACAAGCAAGTCAATTATAGAAACAAGCAAGTCACCCTTAGAAACAGGACAAAAGTCCCTGGTCCTTGGACCTTGGTCAATCTCACGAACGACAAAACACCCTTTTCCTTCGTGCTCAAAAAAATATACAAAATATTGTTTACTTTATGTTACTTTGGGGTATAATTCACTTACTCGGTTGGCCTCCTTTAATTTCGGATCCGATCTTAGTCCGTTAGCCTGGTTCTTTGGGCAACCGAGATAAACATATAAAAAAGAACCAGGCATAAGATCAGGGAGAAAAAATGGCAAAAGAATTTAACTTAATAGACTGGATACTCAAGGCAAACAAAACAATGTCGCCTGAAGAAATAACAAAAACGCTACACAAACTTTTAAAAACGTCGCATCCCGACACGGTTTTTTTCGACGACAGCGGTGTCTTGAGACCGTTACCAACAGAAAAAGACAAATGCACTTGTGGAAAAGATGTTGAAGACTGTCCAGACGCTTATTCCCATGTGACCCAGGGGTATTGAGATGTACGAACAAAACGGACAAACTAGATTTATTATCAAAGGAAACTCTTTAGAAGAAAGATTTAAGTTTCTTTACGACAACGGCTACTTTGAAAAAAGCGACATCTACCATGCTTATAGAGAGTTGCTTAAAGATTTTCACGCACATCTTTGTAAAAAACAGACAGGAAAAGTCAACGAAATAGATGTTTGGAAAACAATTGGGGTTTTAATTAGTGTTGATTACAGAACCCTGAAGGATTTTACCCTTCATGGCAAAAACCCACAGAAAACAACCTGGGATAAACTCAAGCCCCTACTTGATTTACTTAAAGAAAAAGGAAAGGAAAGGAAATATGAGCAATAGCGATCCAATAACACTTGTCTATTACAACAAAGAAGACGCTGATTTCTTATCGCACACTTGTACGTTGTTCACAGACGATTTTAACCTAACTGAAATATACAAAGGCGAAATGCCCAATGGCAAGAGCAAATCCGTGATGCACTTCTACTCGGATCAATTAACCGCGCTCACGGCCTATAAAATTTTTAATGAGCTAGACATGACAGCGTGTCTAGGGGCAGTTTTAATGCAGTGGGACGACAACGGCACCTTAGAATGGGTGGTCGTGGTCGATGATCCCAAGAAACACTCAGAGTTTTTGAGTAGCTGACGCCTTGTTAAGACGGATTTGGTCCCAGTTCGGTAGTTTATGTGTGTGGTGTCAGCGTACGTCGATAAAATTGCAGACATAAACAATGGGACTTTAAAGAACATATGGGTCGAGAAGAGATGTTTGCGCGTTGAGGAACGGCCCAGGTGTAGATCGGGGGAAATAACTCCCCCGATTTTATTGGAAAGAGAATGAAAGACTTAATAAGAAAAATAAGAATAATAGGTTGGTTGATACCCAGGTTCAACAAAGGCTTGTCGAACCCTAAAAACTACATGCCTATTATAGCTAGTCGCAAACCCCGCCTGCACAAGTAATATGGCCCTCGTCAACGAGGCGTCCTTGTTCCATCGTCTCTTCTATTTTTTGGTGCAAAGCCTCCTCTCTATAACCTTGGTTATACCAATATAAAGCCGCTTTTTCCCTAGATATATCGTCTTCCGTAGTCTCCATAATTCAATACTTGATTCGTTGCTTTCTTAACCAATCCCCCTTTCATCATTCCTTCAACACCGCCGTCCAAAATAATATTTTCTCTTACGTCCCCCACAATAAGTAGCCAAATTTCTTGCATCCTTTGCACAGTTTCTCTTCCTTCCCGCCGAGTTATTGGAAACTCAGCAATTTTCACTATAGAAATGGAAGGGTTTTCAGCGGCCAGCTTCTTAGCTTCAGCAAGCCCAGCCTTATACATGGATCCGGGAGACCCCGATGTTCCATAACGTTGCAAACCAAGGACGTTTGCGTCTGGATAGGTAGTCAACAGTTCGTAGATTTCTCTGTGCAGCATATCCTTCGCAATCTCTCCTTCTGCACCGTACGTTGTTCCTTGATGAGGAACATCGGGAATAATGTTTTCCGGTCGTATGTCTCCGGTCTCTTCCTTTTTCTCTAGTTTCTTGATCTTTTCGTCTGTAAGGTTTTCATCAGGATTCATTAGCGCATCAATGACAGGAGCTACCTCAACGTCAAAGTTCTCACTGTTCATCTCGCTTCGGATTTGTTCCATAGCCCAGGGGCGCGCTTCCTCCAGAATAAACGGCGCGCTTTGTTGATAAACAAGATGGTCTATAAAAGGCCGTACGCTTTCTACATCAGCCACTTTTGATTGTATTTCCGAGTCTTCTATGGCGGGTCCAAAAAACTCCAGCCAATTACCACCCCATTTGTCGTATGGTCCTTCCTTGGGCCTTAAATGGGTTGCTATATCTTGTTCATTTAACTCTCTTCCTAGTACACGGAAAGGCTGTGATTCCAACAACCAGTCGCCGTAAATTCGGTCCCTTGTGCGCTGAAGCCTGCCATTAATCTTAGCGGAGTTCATTTGATCTGCAATGTTTTTTAAAAGACGGGTACTCATGGAATCTCCACCAGGTATTATATTCATTCCTTGGTCAGGGAGCCCTCTATAAAACCGCGCTTGGGCCATACGAAACTCCGGGGAGCTAAACTCTTTTCTAGCGTCCCCAATCCCAGGTATTCTACGAAGAAAACCGTTTCTTCGTGCAGGCAGGTCTTTAAGTATATATCGGGGGTAACGATCTGGGTCCAAGGCGTATTCATCAGGGGAGCTAAACTCTCCTTTTACCCCTGTGTCTCTTTCCAACTGCATAAACGGTGCGAAAAGCGCTGATTCATATACGCTCCCGCCACGTCCGAAAACGTTGTTCAAAGCGTTCTCAATGTTGTCTAGTTTTTTCTGCGAGACTTTTTCACTAGGGGTAAGCTTTGCTTCTCCTGTCAGACTTCTAAAGCGCATGTCTCTGAGCGCGTCAGGTCCTCCCTTCTGGCCCTGCCTATATACGTCTTGCTGAAACTCTCCAATCATTTTTCCATACAGCCCTGGTCCAAACTCTCCCATAATTCCTCTTGTCCAGCCTAACGTGCCAGGCAAAATAGCGTGACCGCCCATAGACTTATCATAATGTCTTGGGTCGCTTCTTCTTGCATCTAAAGACAGTCCTGCCTCCGCCTCTTTTTCTTTAGACAACCGAGGGTTAAAGGAATACCAAATCTCGTCGTTTATCCCTGTTCCGATTACAGACTCTTTGGGTTTAAAATAATATGGGTTCTCTATTCTCCCCTCTCTAAATTCCCTGGTTTCCCAAATGTCTTTACCAGGAAACCCTTCTGAGTATTTCCCTTGCGAATAGTCTTCAAGCTGTATTCCTTTGTGTCGGGTCCCAGCAACGTTTTCCCAGGCACCCTCTTCTATTTTTCCAGGAGCTAATAAAGGAGTGACGGCTGGCAGTTCTTTATCAATAAAGCTCTCCATTCTTTCTCGATATTTTGGATAAATCTTGTTTTCTATTTCTGCGTACTGGGCTTCTGTCAACCACTGAGGAGACACCCCAGGGTCAAAAGTAAAATTATTATATATGGCGTCGTTTCTTTGTTGTGCAGAAGCGTTGCCTTCGGCTATATCAATTAAGTCCTCATAAATCGAGTTGTATACACCAGGAGAGTAGTAGTTTGCAAGAAACTCACTAACTTCTGGTTCTTGGTTTTCAAAAAGAGGGGACCGCATTAATTCTTCGTACATGACGTCCACCGATTTTTTTCCAAGGAACCTGGCTTCAAGCCGCTCCATATCCGGTGTTGATGGAGGCGGAGCCCAAGAACGTGTTTCATCTGCTATTCTCTGTCTTGATTCTTCGAGAGCAGCTGGGTTTCCGTCTGTAAGGTGAACGTGTTGGAATCGAGAGTAGTAATCATCTATGATCCGGTCTAATTCGGCAACCTCAACAGTTCGTCCTTGAGTTTTTAAGTCTAAAAGTCTTTGAGCAACACCGGTTGAAATTGCCTGAAGAGCAATCTTTTTATTTTTAGCGCTTACTCCTTTTTTAGGAATCGGAAAACCCAGCTCATTTTTGTCCAGGAACAAAGATTTAAAAAGCTTGTCGGGGTTTCCAGGTTTTGTAACCCCTTGTACACCGTAACGGGAGGTTCCGTCGCTCTTCACTGCCAGCAAATGTTTTCTAAGAACACTGTGTCCCAATGTTTTTGGATCAATTTTGTCGGGGTAGAAACCAAGCTTGTTTGGTTCTCCCATGTATAAACCAATACTGGGATCGCTCATCACTCTATTAACACGGCCTACTGGCACATCGGTTGTTATTACTGCTCCAGATTCAGAAGAAGAGTTCGTAAAATTGGGTGCATTGTACATAGGACGTGTGTACTCGTCGGGTTCAAAAAGGTTTGTTTCCTCCACCGCAGGCTCAACCTCTGCGCTAAGCTCAGCTATTTTAGGCTTTACCAAGCCAAATAATATGTCCTGTGTTCTAAACATATTATCAGGCGTTATGCCCTCATCCCAAATTAAATCAGATGTGACGTACAAATCCTGTTCTCTTTTTACACCGTCTAAGACATCTTGAAGTATTGGGCCCCTGTTCTCTTTAGGAACGTCTGTAGCCTCAAACTCCTTTTCGATTTCTTGAGCAAGGCCTTCGTAGGCTGTGTTTATTACATCTTCGTCCCATGCTTTCGCAGCTTCTGTTTCTGGACCACTAATCAACGAGCCTCTAAGCGTCACTGGATCCAAGTATTTTCTCAACGTAGGTATTTTTTGGGCCTCTGTTTCTAGCTCGCCGTACAACTGCTCCATTAAAACCTGCTCAGGATCTCTTTGGTCTTCTATTTGAGGGGGTGTTTCTTCTGGAACAGCCGTGGGTTCGGGAGCTTCTTCTGCTTCTTCCTTTTTACCAAAGAGTCTCGTAAACGGATTAGAATAAAGTGTGCCGTCCTGGGTCGGAGGAGCCACTTGTCCAAGTATTTCTGTACCAACCTGTGTGCCTGTTCCTGCACCGGCACCCAATAAACCTTCTCCAAACGCTGCTTTAGGGTTTATTTCTAGTCCTTGGGCCGTTCTCGCTGTACCACCGACCTGTTCTGTAAGCCCTTGGAACCCTTCAGTTACACCTTCTGATACTCCTCCTTTAACAACTTGTTTTCCAGCTTGTTTAATAGTGCCCCTACCAATGTCATTAAGCACACCCACACCTCTAATACCAAAAGCGTTTAGAACCCCTGAAAAAGCAGAGGTGCTTAATGCGCCTTTCCAATCATCCCAATTCGGTTCTGCTCTTGGTGGATCGGCTCTGCTTGCTCTTTCCATAGCAACAGGACCGGCAATCTGTATAGCCTCAAATAAAGCTGGACCGATAAAAGCACCCGCAAGAGCCCCTCCTGGACCTCCTGCGAGAAAACCAAGACCGCCTCCGCCGCCCCTGGCTAGTATAGAACCCGCAATTTGTCCTGCTTGTTCAAACACTGCTCTTGGAAAATACTCCCAATTAAACCCTTCGCCCTGGGCGTTGATAAACTCTCCAGCTGCTGCCTCGTAGTTCTCCGGTTCTTCAATAATATCTCGCATAAACTTTTCCCAGTCCTTCATACCAAGGGCTTGGAAAGTGGTTGCCATGTTCTCCAGAGGTTGATCTATTGCGTATCGAAAAGCGGAAGAAAGGCTTGTATCTTTAGGGGACGTTGCCATACCCCTATAATACACCTAATGTTTGGTTGAGAAAAGTCCTTGGTCCGTCGTCGTTTCCATAATGAATGTGGTCAACTGAATCAAGACCTCTTTGTCCAAATCAGAACTGCTTGTTAGCGAAGACAACAGGACCACTAAGGCTGTTGCCATGTCCCAAGGAGCAACATCGTCTCGTTCGCAGTGCGATTTAACAATAGGTAAAAGGTCCGCAAGAATGTCGTCAACCGTTGTTTGTGTAGCCGGGTTTTTTAAGTATTTTTTATAAGAAGCCATAACTCAGTATACCTTATTTAAACCAGTTGCGTATTTCTCCAAGAACCTCGTTGCTAATTTTAACTTTGCTTAAAAGGTTTTGAAGAATTTTTTCATCAACGGTGTCCTTGGACACCAGATCAACATAGGTACAGCTTTTATCTTGCCCGATTCTGTGAATACGATCCTCTGCCTGGACTCTCAGCTCTAGGTCATAGGAATTAGAATAAAAGATCATGGTGCTGGCCTCTGTTAAAGTAATACCGCGACCGCCTGTTTGTGGATTAGAAATAAAATAGCGTAGCTCGCTGTCGGGATCTTGGAACTTATCAATAATCCGCTGTCTGTCGTCCTGGGGCGTCTTACCATAATAAGAGGCCACAGATCTTTCACCAAATTTTGCAGCAATAGCCTTTTCTAATTGTTGTATATCGGTTTGAAACACCGCAAAAACAACCACCTTTCCAGAAGTTTCTTCTAATAGGTCCAGCACCGCACGGACTCTGTTGTTTTTCAAGACAATCGTTTCACCCTCTTCGTTACGCAGACTACCTGCGACCACCTGTTGCAGTCGCATAATCTGTGTCAGTACATTCATGGTGCTAAACACTTCGTCTTCCAAGATCATCAATGCTTTTTGTTTCATGGTGCCATAAGCTTTCTTTTGCTCGTCCGTTAGTTCGACATAACGCTTTGTATATACTTTGGCAGGAAGATCCAGGCATTGGTCTTTCGTTTTACGGATTGAAAAGTCTTTAATAGATTGTTGGAGCTCTTCAAGTTTTTGAAAACCAACAATTTGCTGGAAAGAATGAGCGCCCATTCTGCGTGCCTGGGTGATCGCATACCTTGCACTAAACGCATAGTAGCTAGAAAACCCCAACAAGTTAGGCGACAGAAAATAACACTGTGAGTACAGGTCAAGAGGGGCTTTGGTAATGGGGAACCCTGTTAGGATTCTTCGGTAATCAGCTAGAGGAGCCAGCTTAATTAAATGTTTCGTTCTCTTGGCTTTCGGATTCTTTATCGTAGTGGATTCATCAATCGCCATCATTACATCGTGTGTTACCAAAAACTCTTCAACAAATTTACATGCCTTAACTGTTGCAAAGGCTTCGACGTTTACTAGAAAAACATTTAGAACACCGTCACTGTCCTCTTTAACCATTTTATCGTAGTCCCTGGTCCATTGCTTAGTGTGATTGGGTTGCCATACCAGAACATTTCTCTCTATGCGATCAGGTAAATGCTTGTTGATCTCATGTGTGTCCCAGTTCCTTAAATTACCTTTTGGTGTTATAATTAGCAGACCAGATATTTTTCCTTGCTCGAAGAGCATACCGGCGTTATCTAATAAGATTTTTGATTTGCCAAGGCCCATCTCAAGGAAAAGTGCATAGAGATTTTTATGAGCACTCCTGGCAAGAGTCTCCATTTGGTGCTCGTAAGGTTCGGTTTTGAATTTATAAGTTTCTATATCCATTGTTTTCATATCCTTCGTTCTTTATTAAAATATTTCTTGCAATCTATTCTACATATAGTATATGCTTAGTGCAAGTTATGAATAAGGAACGAAGAACGACAACCAAAATAGAAGTCTGTAGCGACAGAAAAAATAGATGGTTTATAAACTTTGCTCCTTTTGAAAAAAACTTACGCGAATCAATAGGCCCTTTCGCTAGTTTAGACGAAACACTAAGATATGTGTACTCCGTCTTAGACCAACCAGAAGAATCTGTTGAAGTCGTCGAAGTAAATAACGAGGGACTAATTTTTTTCATACCAGAATTTGAAATAAATTTAGATAAAGAAGAAGAACGAGTACCGAATAACATAATACCTATAAATAAGGGGAAGAAAAAATGAAGATGAACGAAATGTTTGAAGAAAACATCAAAAAAGCAGTTGAGGACATGGACGAACCTGCTATAAAAAGTCTAAGTAAGTTGTGTCACGATTTACTGGTCCTAGAGGGAGAAATAGGGAACACAGAAGAAAGGCTGAGAAAAATAAAAGATCAGCACAGAGAACTTTCTGAGCAAACTATTCCAGATAAATTAGCTGAACTCGGCGTTTCTGATCTAAAACTCAGTGACGGATCACGAATTTCAGCAGATCCATTTTACAGCGCACGCATTACTGCCGCCAACCTGGAGGCAGCGCACGATTGGTTAAGAGACAACGGTCATGGGGACATTATAAAGAACACCCTAACTGTTTCTTTTGGCCAAGGCGAAGATGCTGACGCTTCCAGATTGGTAGAAATGCTTTCTAAAGAAGGGTACTTACCCGAAACTAAGGAAGCAGTTCATCCAAGCACCCTTCGAGCTTTCGTAAGAGAAATGATCGAATCGGGTAATTCATCGTTTGATGTAGACATACAGAAGAAATTCTCTGTGTACACAGGCAAACGCACAAAAATAAACCGTTGAACGAATAAAGAGGAACCAAGATATGGCAACGAAGAAAGGAAATGGGACATCCATAACGTCCCTATTTGAAAACATCGAAGAAAAAGGCTTCGGAGATGTAAGTGCAGATGACCTTCGCACACCTCGTTTGAGTATAGTTCAGGCGCTGTCTCCACAAAGACAAAAAACGTCTAGTGACTATAACCCAGATGCGGAAGAAGGGGATTTGTATTATAGCGGAACCAACATCGTCATTAGTGGCGATGAAGGCCTTCTGTTTTTACCGGCTTACTACACCAAAACACTCGTTGAGTGGGGGTTGCGTGAGAAAGGTGGAGGCATAAAGGCTGTACATCCCGCTGACTCCGATCTTTTAAATCGGTGCACACGCGATAGTCAAGGTCGATTAATCACTCCAGGAGGGGAAACCCAACTGACAGTGACGGCTAATCACTATGGCTACGCGCTCGTTGATGAAACACCTCAAAAGTGTGTAATCAATATGACAGGATCGCAACTAAAACACTCTCGTGCTTGGAACACTATGATCCAAGGAACGAAACTAAAGGGTGCTAAGGGGATGTTTACTCCACCTGCGTACTCTCACTGGTATCGTTTATCCACTCAAGTAGAGTCCAATGATCGTGGTAGTTGGTATAGCTATAACATCACACAGGAGCGGATGCTTGAGGAGAGCGAAAAGGACCTTTTTGCAGAAGCAGAAGAGTTCTCTAAGCACGTTGCAAAAGGCGGCATGGACCAAATTGGTGGTCCTGGCGCAAAGAGCAACAATCCTGCGTTAGAACAGTCTGGTAAAAAAGCAGATTGGGAAGACGACTAAGTAAACGGCGCTCCTTTCCTTTACGGGGGTTTTGGGAAGGAGCGTTCCAAAATGAAGGAAACGCGTGGAAAAAACAGCGGAAAAACTTATGCAAATTTTTTCTGGTTTAACAAGGGCACATGGCATCTACGAAATAACTGGAAAACAGAAGAACACAGAAAAGGGAATCAAAAAAGAAGGCAGGGGCAGAACACTACACGAACCATTAACCATTGAGCTATGGAAAAAACATCTAGCCGGTAAGCTATCTTTAGGAGTCGTTCCTTTAACCGATGACGAGACCTGTTCTTGGGGGTGCATCGATGTCGATGAGTACCCAATAAATGTCAAAGAAATACTAAAAACAATCAAGGAGATGAAATTGCCCCTTGTACCCTGCATGACTAAATCAGGTGGGGTACATCTGTTCTTATTTACCAAAGAGCCTATCCCGGCTTTTAAACTTCAAAACAAACTAGAAGAAATAGCGGCTTCAATGGGAAGAACAGGAGACGAGATTTTTCCTAAACAATATGAGTGGTCTAAACAACTACCGCAAGAAAAACAAACTGGAAACTGGCTTAATATGCCCTATTTTTCTGGAAACGACACAACCCGTTATGCAATAAACGCAAAAGGAGATGCTGCTGGACCGGAAGAGTTTATTAGAATAGTTAAAAGAAGGGCCATTAGCGAAGAAGAATTAGACGCTTTTGTCGCAGTACGCAAAGGTCGAAAGAAACAACTAAACGGAGACGGCCTATGGGACGAGGCACCTCCTTGCTTGGTGCACATGAAACTTAACGGTGTGCCAGAAGGTACGAGAAACAATGCAATGTTAAACTACGGTGTGTTTCTAAGAAAAGTTTATCCCGAAGGCGAAGAATGGAAAGACAAACTGCAAGAAGTTAACAAAACAGCTTGCGTAAAACCTTTGTCCCACAGCGAACTTAACACAATTATTCAGAGCCTAGAAAAAAATGAGTACAGATACCAATGTAGCAAAGACCCACTTAAAGGGTTTTGTCAAAGCGGTATATGTATTACAAGAAGATACGGCATAGACGCATCACAAAGAGAGCCGGTCTATGGTGGGCTTAGAAAATACATGACAGACCCACCTCTTTGGCATTTAGACATTGATGGACAAACCATTGTTTTAGAAACCAAACAGTTGCATAACTTCTCTTTGTACCAACAAAAATGTATGGAAGTTTTAAACACTTGTCCTCCCGATAAAAAGAAATCAGACTGGGTTGCACAGCTCAATAAGTGGCTACAAGATGTTCAAGTCGTAGATGTTCCGTCAGACATGACAAAGAAAGGTGTACTAAACGAGGTCATACTAGAGTTTTGCAGACTTTCAGAGTCCACTTCAAAACTAGCCGTTGTTTCAGCAGGAGTGTACAGACACGAAGAAGACGACATTAAAGAATGGTGGTTCACTGGACGTGATCTAGTGGTGTTTATTCAAGAATTTAAAAAGATGAGAAACATAAAAGAAGCAGAAGTGTTTACTCGGCTAAAAGAAATAGGGGCAATCAACTCTTCTAAATGGATAGATAAGTCTGTGGGCAACAAAAAAGTATGGGTCATGGATGTAAAAGAAATAGACGACGCTGTTTCTCCAGAAGAGTTCAGGGTGCCTGTGGAGGAAAAAGAATGGGAGTAACAAAATATTTTGGTCCTCCAGGGACAGGGAAAACAACCACTCTTCTTAATATTATAGAAGACCACATCGACAAAGGAACACAACCAGAGAGGATAGCGTTTATTTCTTTTTCTGTTAAAGCAGCTAATGAAGGAAAGAACAGAGCTCATGTCCGTTTTGGACTGTCTTTTGAAGAAATGCCGTATTTTTGTACAAGCCATGCGTTCTGTAAAAGGAACATGGGAATATCTCATGTCGTTGGTGGGCGCGACATTTTTGATTTTTTAGAAGAGTATCAGTTTAACCTAACGAAAAAATATCCCAACAACACAAGAGCCATTAGGTCCGTGGTCCAAGATCCTTACTTCGAGATCATAGAACGAGCGAAAACCAATTGTCGTTCTTTAAAAGATGAGCGATTGTCCCTGGACGTAGAGCAAAGAAAAGGGGTTGTTCCTCACATGTTGGAACCAATGGCGGAGGCCTGGGAAGAATTTAGGTTGTCTCGAACTCCGGTTATTTATTCTTTTGCCGATATGATTGTTAGTTTTTTAGAAGACGGCACAGCTCCACCGCTTGATCTTTTAATTGTAGATGAAGCACAAGACCTGGCAGAACTAAACTGGAGACTGGTGGACAAGTTGGCAGCCGGAGCAGAAAAAACATATATAGCAGGAGACGATGACCAAGCAATTTATGAGTGGAACGGAGCCCGACCAGAGCGGTTTGTTGATTATGAAGGCGAGAAAATTGTTTTAGACCAATCTTATCGCATACCCAAACAAGTACATCCTATTGCTAAAAAGATTTCAGAAAGAATTTTATGTCGAGAGCCAAAAGACTATAAACCAAGAGAGCAAGCGGGAACGGTTAATAATGTTAACTCTATTGAAACACTACCCCTGGACAAAGGAGAGTGGTTAGTTATGGCTTCTTGTGATTATATGCTCACAGACACTTCTAAAGGGTATAATATTAGAAAGTTTCTAATAGATAACGGGTACCCTTTTGTACACAACCATTACCGCTACATTCCAGCCAGAATGATGTCAGCTATAGACACCTGGGAGAAAATCAAAACAGAAGAAATTACTTTGTCTGAGCTAGACGATTTGTATTTTCATTTGGGAAAGCAGGGAGTTAAAAGAGGGTATATAAGCAGAGTGGCACAACAAGTAGACAAAGGACAAAAGATAACTTTACAAGAAGCCATAGACAATTATGGCCTAAAAGAAGAGATTATAAACAAAACATGGAAAGAACTATTTGATAAAAGCATAGATGTAGAAAGAAGATCGTTTATAGAAAAAGCAATAAAAAATAATGAAGACTTGCACGGAGAACCGCGAATTGTCATTTCAACGATTCATCAGGCAAAGGGCGGAGAGGCGGAGAATGTTGCTGTGTATTTGGACTTATCCAAAGCACAAAAACGCTCTTCAGTATTACAACCAGATGGGCTTCACAGACAGTTTTATGTTGCCGTTACTCGCACCATAGAGAACTTGTACTTTATACAAGCCCAAGACGATTATTACAGGTACATTATATGAGTTTTGTTTATAAACCACCTACAGAGTGGACACCACCCGATACATTTCCAACCCAGTTATTAAAAGACGCTGATGAAATAGCTATCGACCTTGAAACCAAAGACCCAAATTTAAAAGAACTAGGCCCAGGTTATATTAGAGGAGACGGAGAGGCAGTCGGAGTTTCCATTGCTTGTGAAGGATTCGCTGATTATTTCCCTTTTGCTCACGAATCCGGGTTTAACTTTCCTAAAAAACGAGTGCTGGAGTTTGTTCGAGATGTTGTATCAGAACAACAAGACAAGGTTTTTCATAATGCGACGTACGATGTTGGTTGGTTAAAGAACGAAGGCATCGATGTCCAGGGAAAAATTATTGACACCATGATTGTTGCGCCTTTAATTAATGAAAACATGTATTGGTACACACTCAATTCCCTAGGACAAGAGTATCTGCAAGAAGGTAAATCAGAGGCAGAGCTTAGACAGGCAGCAGAAGAGTGGGGACTAGATCCTAAAGCAGAAATGTGGAGACTTCCTTCCGCTTATGTTGGCACTTATGCAACGCAAGACGCTGCACTTACCTTAAAACTTTGGAACCGATTTAAAGGTTTGTTGGAAGAACAAAACCTTTGGAACGTGTTTGAGTTAGAAATGAGTGTTTTACCTGTTGTCCTGGACATGAAACAAAGAGGGGTTCGTGTAGATGTTGAAAGGGCAGCGATACTAAAGAAAAAATTGATTGCGAGAGAAAAGAAAATAGTAAGAGAGATTATAAAAGAGTCAGGGGTTAAAGAAGTTCAACTCTGGGCAGCAAACTCTTTGTCTAAAGTTTTTGATGCTTTGAAACTGTCTTATTTAAGAACGCCTACAGGACTACCAAGTTTTACTAAAGCGTTTTTAGAAAACCACTCTCATCCGGTAGCACAGCTAATAAGGGAGGCAAGAGAGGTAAACAAGACGCACAGTACCTTTATTGATTCTATTTTAAAACACGAACACAAGGGCAGAATACACGCTGAGATAAGACAACTTAAAGGCGAAACAGGAGGAACCGTTACGGGAAGGCTCTCAATGAGCAACCCTAATTTACAACAAGTTCCTGCGCGCAACAAAGAAATTGGACCGCTTATTCGTTCTTTGTTTTTGCCAGAAGAAGGACAAAAATGGTGCTCAGCAGACTTTTCACAACAAGAGCCGAGAATACTGACGCACTATGCAAGCCGTTCTCATTATGATGGGGCAACAACGATTGCGGACGCGTACAGAAACGGAGACGCAGACTTTCACCAGGAGGTTGCAAATCTGGTGGGAATTGATCGGAAGACAGCTAAAACAATTGGTCTGGGCATTATGTATGGCATGGGCAAAGGCAAGCTTGCCGATCAATTAGGGGTTGGAGTTCCAGAAGCCTCGGAAATACTTTCCAAGTTTAATACTTATGCACCTTTTGTTCGACAGCTAGCAGACTCTGTAATGAGGAGCGCGAACCAGAAAGGGTATATTAAAACCATTTTAGGAAGGCGGTGCCACTTTGATATGTGGGAACCACTAAAATATGGCACAGGACGGCCTATGAAATACAAAGAAGCTGTGCATGAGTATAACGGAGAGATTAAAAGAGCGTTTGTTTATAAAGCGCTTAATAAACTAATTCAGGGTTCGGCTGCTGACATGACCAAGCAGTCCATGGTTCATTGTTATCAAGAAGGTTATCCCCCTTTGTTACAAGTACACGATGAACTGGTGTTTTCTGTGGACGATAAAAAGGACATAGAGGATATTTGTAAGATCATGGAAGAAGCCGTGCCTCTGGAGGTTCCAAACAAAGTTGACGCTGAGGTTGGAAAAAATTGGGGCGACTCTATGGTCGCAAAAAACTAGGATATATCCTAAAATATAATGTATAATCCAAACTAATAGGAGTTGAAATGGACACTAAAAAGTGGAAAAGCGTAGCAATACGCAGACAAATCGTTGATTTAGCAGCAGAAATCGGAGAAAAAACCGAAAGACCGACCAGTAATGTCTTTGCTTTTGCGGTAAAACGCTTAAAACAAGACCTGGAAGACGGAAAACTTTCCGAAGTTCCTAAGCAGTAACGTGAAGCATAAAATACTTTACGAGTCGCCGTACGAGTATGGCGTGTTTTCCAGCGAGGATAGGAAAGGCGGAAGGTTTTATGACTGCAATGGAGAAAAACTCCCGTCTGTAACCACTATTCTATCTGGCACAAAAGAAGGAGACTTCTTGAAAAAGTGGATAGAAAAGGTGGGAGAAGAGGAAGCAGAACGTATTCGTACAGAAGCTGCGACCAGAGGAACCTATATGCACAACATTCTGGAGAAACAGATTGTCAACGGGGAAATCTGGGACTACAAGCCAGAAGACGCACAACAGAAAAGAGCTTTAAAAATGGCCTGTACGATCATGGACCAAGGGTTTCCTAATATCTCACAGGTGTATGGTTGCGAAGTATCTTTGTACTATCCTGATAAATACGCTGGTCAAGCAGACGTTATCGGTGTGCATGACGACGATCTTTCTATTATAGACTTTAAACAAACCAACAGACCAAAACGCAGACAGTGGGTGTGGGACTACTTTCAACAACTTGCTGCCTATTCTTTGGCACACAACGAGCTGTACGGCACAGATATTGAAAAAGGCGTGATTATGATGTGCTCAGTGGACTGTCTTTACCAGGAGTTTGTTTTAGAAGGGGACGAATTTAAACGTGCCGCTGATGCCTGGATGGAGCGGGTGGAAAAGTTTAGTCTTCCCAAGGAAACGAAAGAGTCGGATTTTCCAAAAGACTAGCAGGAACCCCTTTATCTTTAGTTAAAGACTCGTAGTAAAACTCAAGCTTTTCTTCTGGCCACTTTCTTGTTATTAAGCTGGTGTCCCTACCCTGTTTTGACATTTCGATTCTCATTTGTTTTGTAAGCTCGTCGAACTGTTCTTGATAAAACTTAGGAATTTTCCAAGGAGTAAAAATACCCATTCTGATATTTTCATAGAAGTCTCTTCCATACCCTCTTACTCGATCATCAAACTCTGCTTTGATTTTAGCAGGATCAACATTTAATTTAATCATGTCTTGAACTTCAAAATAAAGTCTTTGTTGCTCTAAAAACCAATAGCTCTGTGCTTTTTTCCATTGGTCTATAATATCCTGCTCGGAAATTTCACCACCTTTGGCAGCCTGTAGCATTTCAGGCTGAACATATTTTTTAAAGTATTTTTGAGTGTCTCCAATCACAAAGTCTAAAGACTTTGTAGGCTCTATTTGAATAGGACTTAAACCACTAGCTTTAGCCATTGCTTCTGGCATAGAAACGGTTCTGTTGTAGTCATCAAAGCGTTTTTCTCCTTTAGCAAAAGCTCTCCTTACAGTTTGTGCTTGGGGAGAAAGCCCTGGTCCTAGGTCCTTCCACATATAAGTTATAACGTCCCATGCGATTTCTCCAAGACTTGCGTCTTCTTCATTATAAATTGGCTTTAAAGTCTCAGGATCAGTGTTTGTCGCTATAGCTCTTCTTGTTTTCTCTGAAATTGCGTAGCCTAAATATTGATCGCTGTAGTTCGCCGCCCAATCCACAACACCGCCTATAACGCCAGAGTCCCAAGAATCGTCGCCTGTTCGTTCTGCTTCCCTAATGTTTTTCTCAACCATCGGCCAAAGCTTTGATATTTCACTCCACGGAAGAATGTAGTTCCCATTAAGAGCGGGGAAGCCTCCGCCTTCTTCTGGAGAACGCATTTCACCAATAGGAATTATCAAATCATCTTTTGCATAATCGGCACTAAGATTTCTTGCAGCGTCCAAGTCTTCTTCATCAATGTCGAAAAGAATCTTTCCAATTTCTTTTATTGAAAAACCAAGCCCACCTGCCGCAATAGTAAAGCCCAATCCTTTTTCAAAAGCGGAGGTGGTAAACGGCCTTATGTTTTTTGAAAGCGGAATAATTTGTCCGAGAGGAGTTCTTTCTAGTACGTTTTCTCGTTTTAAATTGTGCTTTTCCATGTAGTCTGACGAAACTCTAAAGGTAGCTTGTTGCATGGCCAATTGAGGAATGTTCCAAGACACCCTAGCCATTTCAGTTGGAAAGGCAATAAAGTTTCCGACAATGGCGATCTGTCTCCAAGTTCTTGCAAAACGACCTATGTAATCATAGTTAGGCATCCCCATTCTTACGTTATGGGCTGCAATTTCGTCGATCAAACTTTCCAAGTTGGTCTCGTTTCTAAAAACTTGAGCCATGCTTTGATTGTGAACTTTGCCTGTCCCTGTTTTCATAGTTAAACGTTCAGCAAACTCCATCAAAGCTTCCATTTTTGCTTGCTCCGATAAAGAGCCTTCTGCATACGCCTCTATTTTTCTCAGACCGGCTTCCAACTTCATTCGCTCAGCTGCCCAAGCCGCTATTTTCCAAAAGTCATCCGCTGCGGCATAAAACTCTTTCGCTGTAGTAAGCAGGTGTTCAGGAACGGCAGAAGCCACTTTTCCAGGCTTTGTGTTTTTTAAAGTGTACAAAGCCATAATAAAATCGTTGTATGTGTTGTATTCCCCACTATTTGCTCTGGCAAAAATACCTAAGACATCATTAAGTTTTACACTGGTATTAACAATACCGAGCCTTTGTAGTTTTCTAAATGTTTTTTCTGCTCTCGCACCCCTATCATTAAGCTTGCCTTTATCGTAGAACTTGTTATTGCCTTGCTTGTCTTTTATAAAAGATATTACGCCACTTCCAAAAAGCTCCTTACTAATAGCGTCCATGGCCACAGGAAAAGCACCCAGTCTCCAATGACCGTTGCCCAAGAACATTATACCGCCACCCACAAAGTTTCTCATTTGAGTAGCCGGACTAATTACAATTTTTCCAAACTGAACAGCTGCTTTTGGCGCTAAAATAAAGGACCTATAAAAAGACACAAAATCGTTATCAAAAAAACCACTTTCTGAGCCTCCTATTTCTATTTCATTAGCAAACTCTGGTGTTGTGTAATAGCCATCCAGCGGGTTCCACTCTCCAAGAGCCCTCACAGGAACACTGTATTCAGCTGTCCTAACCGGAGAAAAGTGCATCTCTCCTGGCATTTCATTAATTTGTTCAAGACTTCTGTAAAACTCAGCCATTTCTAAAAGTTTAGACACACGAGAAATGGTTGTCGCTACCATTATTTTAGGATCCGTGTGCTCTCCCATTAGTTCTCTAATTGCAAAAGGTATTTTATATCTTTCTTGTAGAAGGCCACCTTTGGTTGGAATACCTGCTGCTTGATCGGCACTCACAGCTGTAAGGATTCCTGGAATACGCGCCAAATCAGTGGTCGAATTAAACTTCTCCATTCTTAAAATAGAATCAATTTCATTTATAGAATCCTGTTTTGTCCAAGTTGTATTGCCTCCTTGTTGGTTAAGAGCTGTCAAAGAATCTATTGCTCTTTCGTATAGCTTCTGGTGTTCTTTGTTCCAAGATTTACTAAACCTTGGATTCCAACCCAAAGAGGGTTCAAATAATTTAAAAGAAGAGGTTAAATATCGCCCAAGGTTTTCTTGTATTAACGGTCTGTTTTCCTCTGGCAAAATTTCCGCAGGCATTTCGTCCAAGATTCTTTGTGATAAGGAGTCAATGGTTTTTCTTGATTTCAAAGCTATGTCTTGAAGAGAAGAAGGAAGTTGAGCAAGAGCAACTCGACGATCCTGCTTTGTAGACAACTCAAGTGTGTTTTGGCTAATTCGTTCTAAAAGAGCCTCTCTTCTTGTTTCGTCTCTTTCTGTTTTCAAATCCTCTTGTACAGCCAATGTGTCTGCAATCAGTTCTTCTTTACGTCCTTTTAGTGCCCCTAAGTCTTTTGAATACTGGGCTCTTTGTTCCTTGGTTTTAGACTTGTCGTTTTTTAACTCTTCAAATTTTTTAATTTCTGCGTCAAGGTTTCTGTAAAACCCTGTTTTGCGAAGATAAGACAGTAAAAGCCGGTTGCCTTCGTCTATGCTTGTAATCTCTCCTGTTCTTACAGCTTCCCCTAACGCTTTGTCGATTCCAATAGCTAGTTGCATAGCTAATTTATCAAGTGCTCTAATGTCTGCACGCATCCTTTTATACTCTAGCCCTGCCACCAAGCCCATCGGACCGAACGGTCTAAACCGAGTGCTTAAAAAAGAAAGAAACTTTTCCATAAAGGCCCCTCTTCCGTGCATACCTTTTTCGTGGAAAAGAGAACCTCTGACAACCCTAGCTTGATTAAACTTAAACTCGTTTTCAGGGGTTGTGGCCATAAACTCGTCTAAAGTCATGCCCTCATAACCGGGAGTCAGTGTGGACAATTCAGCTCCGCGTCTTCGTCTTTGTTGTATAAACTCTTTTTCTTCTCCACGCATCTCTCTTCTTGGCAAGGTTCCGTCTTTAACCTCCGGAAGCTCGTTGTACACATCAAAGGCAGTCTGAGCAAACTCTTGTCTAGCCCTATCAGGAAGGTTTCTAGCATAGCCAGAATCTGTTTCTTGTTCGGAAAGAAACTCATAGGGACCGTATCTTTTAAACACAATCGTTTCGCCAAGATAACCTGGTGCTCCTTCGTCTTTGGAAGGATCAACTTTTTGGACAATCACCTCAAAAGCGTTTCCTGTGGTGCCAATTAATCTTTGGAGCTTTCTGTTTTGTGGCGTTCCTATGACCGATGTTTCTTCCACCTCTCCCACAGGAACACTTCCTAACTCCTCTCTTTCCATGTTTATAATCATTGCCTGTTGATTTTTCTCATCTATATAAGGACCCAACTTCTGTTTTGCCAACTCAATTGAGGCTTTTTCTTCTGCTATGTGAGTTGCTAATTGAGTTTTAGTCATGTCTTTAGCCCTGTCTGTATCACCAAACATGTCAGCTACAATAGCTATGGACCGAAGTTCTTGAGCCGTGTAGTGCGTCATTAAGTCTTCAACATATTGATTAAATTGGAACAGCCCTAGTTTGCTGACAGCTGTGTCTCCCTTTAGTCTCATAATAGAGTCAACGTTTTCTATAACCATGGCTTCTTTTATTGTTTGTAGGTCTCTTGAGTTCAATCCGTGTTTGTCTAACCATCTTTCAAACATCAGATCGTTGTCTGATATGTCTTGTAGTGTCTCTGGGTTTTGATCTCCCCACACAACTTCTCCGTCTACAATTCGAGCATCTACTTGAAACTGTTCGGCTATATAATCTGCAAACTCTGAATCGGAAAGATTATTTACAGCCCCTAAATATTCTTCCGTAAGCATTTCTTTAGAAACATCCGCTAGAGCATCTTTGGACGCTTCTCTAGCTAAGGCAGCTCCCCACAACTTTTCTCTTTCCAAAGCAACGATTTCTTGTTCCATTTCTTCTCGTGAGGCAGATCTTGTAGCAAGTATTTCTTCCCCGTATAAGTCATATAGGTCACTGGCGTTTTCAGGCAATTCTCCTCTAAAAGCCTCTAACTCAGCGTCTATTTCTACTACGTTTTTGTCTCGCCATTCTTCTAAGGCTTTTTGCTCTTCCATTTTTTGGTTTTGACTGTATGTAGCTCCTGCTTCAAAAGTACCTCCACCAATAGCACCACCAATAGCTCCTTTAAGCCCGGCGTTTATCATCATATCTATTTTTTCTTGATCGGTTTTAGCAACGCCAGTTTCTATTTCCGCTACCAAATCGGCAATGTATTCTTGTGACGCCTCTGTGACACCTTCCACAGGCATGTTTTTAACTGCACTAACAACTGCTGCCTTAGCTATGTTTTGCTTAGCGCCTTGTTTTATTAACTCATCAACAACCTGCTCTGCACCAAACTTTCTTACTGCTGGGCCAATAACCGGTTTTAGTTGTAACGCTAAAGAGGCTACATCTAACAAGGCAATTGGAACCCCACCAATAAGTGCTGTTGCAGGAGCTTCATAATCTTCTCCGGCTTTTTCTTTTATCGCTAAGTCGACTTCACCTACGCCCAACACATAAGAAGGAAGAACCAGACCAGCAATTGCTCCAATGGTTCCACCAATAGCTGCGCCAGCGGGCGCAGCTGGTCCAGCGATCATTGCTCCAATAGCCGCGCCTCCTTTAGTGCCTGCCCACATAGATCCGGCTGTGACGGCCAAAGGCGGTACAACATCACCAGCACTTTGTTTAAGCCAAATGCCAAGGTCTCCTATCTCAAGGTCTTCCTCTTCGTTTTTAAACTTTTTCCACAGCTCGGTAGCTTGAACGGTTCGCCCCTCTTTTTCATACTCGGCAATATCTTCTTCTTGACGCTCAACCCCTCGTTGCCCGAACGCTTTAAGTTCGTCCCAGTCCATTGCTTCCCCTATTACTCTGGAAAAGGAGTAGCCTAATTGTTGGGTGGTATCTATAGCTCGACCAAAAGAGTCAAGAAATCCTAAGAACTCTTCTTCATCTTCTGGGGTATTTGCCGAGGTGGGTAATTGTTGGGTCTGTTGGGCTTTTTGACGGGCTCTTCTTCTAGCTTCTTCAATTTGTTGTGACATGACGCACTTCTACAGTTCTTTCCAAGTGTTTACCAAATCTTGCCAAAGAGCTGCTTCAGAAAGCGGTTGTCCATCAAAGGTCTTTTGTACCCCCATCAAAGTCTCACCTTGCTCTAGCTCTGCCCACTCTTGACGAAGAGCCGGGGCTTCTCTTTGATAAAACGCATAGAAATCCATTGGCATATTATTTATCGTTTTAGTGCCTCCAATGCCCATACCCTCTTCCATTCGTTTTGGAAGACGCCCTATCATATTTATGTACCCAGGTATTTCCTCATACACATTAAAGTTTCCTTGCGAGCCTTTGCTTGCTCTGTCCATATATGAATTAAACTGTTTCATGTCATCGTCTATACCATAAAGGTCCGAAATTACAGCAGCGGGAATGGTTCCAGATTTCCCAGTCGTGCCTCTTGCACCGTATCTGATCGCGTTCATTGCGTCTTCCAATGCTTTGTCTTTAGCTGCCGCTTCCAATGCTTTTGTTTCGTTGTATTGAGTAGCAAAGCCAAGGATTCCTCCTTGTTTGGTTGGTTTTGCATAAGCCATTTGAGGAGCTAGCTTTTCTCTTTGTCTTAACAAATCATCTAGTCTACTCATAACCGCTTTGTTCTCATCAACCCCAGAAATGGTGTTGATTGCGGGCGCGAGCCTTTTCCACTTTTCTCGGTCTTCTTCTGAAAGGCTCATCCACATTGCAGGGGTAAACCGATTGCCGTATCCTAAAGCTTCTATTTGTTGTCTGGCCTCATCTTCAGTCATAGCGGTAACAGGACCTCCTGTTTGCATTTCAAGAACATCGCCAGTAAAAATCATTTGTATTTCTTCAACAAACTCCGGTGTCATCAACTGGTTTTCAGGAGTTGCCTCTTCTCCCATTTTTTCCAGTTCGTTGGCGTAAGCAACCTCTATTTGTTTGGCCTGCTTCATAAACAAGTTCATGTCGCCGCCTTCTTCAGCAAGATTCATTGCGTATTGTTTAGCTATGCTTTGATATTTGTCTTTTACCCCCTCAACACTAGGTCCTTGGTCCATCGCCATTTCCCCTTCCATTGAAGGACCAATGGAAACCGCTTCGGTCTCCCCAATCTGCTCTAGGGAAGGGTTGGTCATGCTCACCATGTTATTAAGCGCCATGTTAATGTCTTGATCGCCTTCTTCAAACAACTGTGTCGGCATAACAGCTCCGCCCATTTGATAGCGTTTGCCGTCCATGACTTTTTCTTTTTGTCCCTGGGTCATCTTGTCCCAGATGGTGAACATTCTTTTGCGTTCTTTAGGCGTTGCGCCAATGATACCACCGCCCTCGTAACTGGGCCACGGTACAGATCCGCCTCTTTGCATATCGACGGCGGAAGAAAACATGTTTCTTTTCTGCCAGGCCATTAGCCCAACATTCCAAACATTCGCATTAAATCATACACACCACCGCCAGCTTGAGTGCCGTAGGTGGTTCTAGCGCCATCTGGTATCATACCAAGCATGTTTTGATACGCTTGCATACGTTTCCAAGGCTCTATTGCCATTTGATTTGCAGCGTCATACTGAGCACCGTACATTTGATCTTGGATGCCTCGTCCTGTTCGTCCAAGTCTGTCAAAAGTACCTATCATAGTGCCAAGACCACGTTGTCCCAACATTCCAAGATCGGCAAATCCTGCGCCCATTCGACCCATGCCTTGACCCAAAGTACCTAGTCCTTGACCCGCTTGTTGAGCTGCTTGCTGTGCTTGGTTCCAGCCTTGTTGTCTTAAACCACCAACCGCTTGTGTTAGCCCACGGCCAAAGGATTTTTCTCGTTCTTGTTCCATTAATCTTCCACGCGAACCACCAAAAGCTCCCGCAGATATAGCGCGGTTCCTGTCTTCAATGCCTTGTTGTTGGTTCTGTTTGTTCATTTGCTCTATGACACCTTGAACCACTTGATCTTCATAGGGGTTGTAAAATTGTTGTGCAGCACCAGGACCAAACATACCTCTTGCTTGTTGCATGGTGTTAAATCCTTGCCCCATCATGCCGGACCCTTGTTGAATATAAGGTGCAAAGCCTCCAAGACCCCCTGCTAATTGGCGTGCTTGCATTTCATAGGGATCAAGCCCTGCATACTGCCTGACCGGAATTGGCATAGGCTGTTTTGCTAAAGCAGACGCAGACTCTAAGAAGCCACGACGCATTGCTCCAGCATAAGGCTGGTCGTAATAAGCGGTTGTTGATGGATCGGCGTAACTAGCCATAATAAGGCCTCCCGTTCCCCATGTTGTTAATTTGTTCTAATGTTTCAATACCAACAGCGTCCACAGCGGGTTTTTGAATAACAAACTCGCCAGGCTCTAGTTTAGCAAAAGTGACGTCTCCTGGTCGTACTGTTCCACCGCTTTGCATACCTTCATAACTATCTTCTGCCATCCGGTCTAAGATAGTGGCTAAATTACTATTAACAAATGGAGCAGCGCTGCCGCTTCCAACAATTATGCCGCTCTTGTTGCTATGATCCTTTATTTCCGCCATCCTTTCAGCAGATATTGTTTCGTACTGGCCATTAATATTTACAGCAATAGAGCCGTCTCCAAGGTCTATCACTTGATCGTTTTGTATAGCTGTAAGTATATCCCACTTGGTCGGTTCTCCAACCTCCCCGCCGCTTTGCATACCTGGTGCGCCTACGTTTGCATAGCCGACTCCTGGCATTAATGCAGGTTGTAGATTAGTGGGTTGATAGTCTTGATAATTAAACGGTTGTGCTTGTCCATAGGCTTGTTCACCAACGGGAACCACTCCTTTAGGCTCGTCTTTTAGCAAAGATTTCATGGCTAGGAAAGACAGTAACGGATTGCCTCCGCCGAGACCGCTTAGTAGACCACCAATGCCTGCTTCGCCGCCTTCGCCGCCTTGTCCACCGCCGCCTGCTCCGGCCCCGCCTGCTGCTCCGGCCCCGCCTGCTCCGCCGAAGCCTAATATTTGACCGAGTATGCCACCGCCTTCTAAAACATTTCCGCCCAAAGGACCTTCACCTGAGCCGAAAAAAACGTCTCTGATTCCAGGAATAACACCCCATCCAAAAGGACCCTGCCAATCGTCTTCGGGATCCGCTGCTGGAGGGGGAAGTGCGTCAAGCCAACTGTAGTCTGCGGGATCCCTTAAATCAAAAGGCTCTTCTCCACTAAGAAGCTCTTCTATTGCGGCGTCTAGTGATAAATCAGGAACTTCATAGTCAAAGATAGAGTCGTCGAAGATAGAGCCTATTCCACTATCATCTCCACCAAACATATCTTCAAATGTTGGCATTGATAAATCAGGGACCTCATAGTCGTCATAGAGGTTATTGCCAAAATCAAATGGGTCTAGCTCAAAGGCCATTTATGTCTCCGTTGTTGTGTATAGCTATTTGCATTTTATTCTAACATGTTTTTTTGTTAATGTTTATTTTCTTCCGTGACTGCTGCTGAACCGCCTAATTGGTTTACCTGTCACAGGATCAAGACCAGAACGGTTTACTTTTGCCTCCCTCCCTGATAAAGCTCTTGCTGCGGCTCTTTTAGCCAACATTCTTCCACGAATACCTGCCCTTAGTCCTTGGTTCAAGGACCGTGCGGCTCCAGGGCTTATACCGGTTAGTTTGTCAATAGGAAGGCCGCCTGTTTCTTCTATTCTGCCACGAAGCATTGCTTCATCCATAGCTATGCTTCTATTAAACGCCTCCGCTCTTTCTCTAGCTCTTTCTCTAGCTCTTTCTTCTGGGGTCCCTCTTCTTTGAGCCGTGACCTCTATTTCTTGTATAGGAGACTCATCTCTGTTACGAGTAAAAATCTCTCTTAGTTTTGGTCCTAGTGTTCCGCCGAATATTCCTTTGCCTTCTTCTCTGTCTCTTCCTCCACCAAAAAAGTTTCTTATTCTTGGTCCTAGTGTTCCACCGAATATTCCGGGTCCAAAGTCTCTCATTGCTTCTTCATGTGTTCTTGTTCCAAACATAGGAGCAAAGATATTCGCAATTTGGGGACCAAGCCCTTGTCCAAAAGCACCTGTTTGTCCAGGTATTCTCGGCGAAAACTTATTCAGCCCCCAACCAAGAGCAAATATTCCTGGAAAAGCTTGGGCAAGCTTTAGTCTGCCAGATACTCTAGGATCAAGAAGTCCTTGCATAATTCTTGAACTCATTGGGGCGCCTGAGCTCATAATACCTAAACCTAAAGGTCCTCCTTTGTTTTGCAATAACATTCCCCACGGACCAACTTTTCTAAACAACGCTTCTATGCCTGCTCGTTGTCCTAGAGCTTTGCCAACTCCCATAGGTCCTTGGTCCCTGAACATTTTAGCCAACATAAAGTTTTGTCTAGCTTTAGGATTAGACATAATACCCGTCATCAGCATGTACTTGGCAAAGTCTTTAGCAAAAGTGTCTTTGTTTGTTTGCCTTGGTCCACCAACAGTGGTTGTTTTGCCTCCACTACGAGACAGCTCAAAGTTTGGAGCAAAAGGGTCTGTTGATTGAGTAACACCGCCTCCAGACTGATACCCCTTGTACCCAGAAGCATACGCAGCTCTCGCTTGTTTTGCAGCTTGAGCTTTGGTTGGATAAACCTTTCCAGATTTACCCCATTTGTATCCTCCATTAACTTTTTCTATGGGCATTATAAAGAAATAATTGTTGCGCCGTTTGTCGACACAGTTAAAGTTCCAACAGCACCGGTGGCCTCTAAGCCTACCTCGGTTCTAGTTGATAAATCCTGCCATTTACTGCCGGTATAGACCTGTAAAACGTTTTTACTCGTATTCCAAATGACATCACCAGCAGCATACTGGTTCTTATTTAAGGTGGTATCATTGTATTGTGGTGTTGCTGTTGGGTCAAATCTTCCAAGATTTATCTCTAACACCCGTACCATTCTGTTATAGAGTTCAGGCTCAACAGAACCAATGGCTGTAGGCAGTCTAGTTTCTAGTAATTTAGCCACTATCTTCTGCCATCAGGTCTAATATCTAGTCGCGTATCTCCCAATCGCCAGCCGACACCTGTTCTTGTTCCAGAAGAACCGTCGTCATCGGACTCTATTCTAAGAACAGCTTGTCTCGCTCTTATTCTTGTGTTTAATTTGGTTGTACTACTGGTTACAGTTTGAGTAGTGTCCGTAGATAAACTCTCCCCTGGATAGTTTCTTGATTTCATTACGAAATTAATCGTCTGGTCACTTCCACCGTTTCCAGTGAACTTAACATCCGGTATGACATTTCTTACGAAAGATATAAACTCACCTTCGTCTATATCAAAATCACTTGATTCAATATACACATTGTCCATGGGCGACCCGTCATCATCGTTTCCTGTCTCGTGCTTGTACAAATAGTTATTATAAGTCGCTCTTGGATAAGAGGTAATGTCCTGATCTATCCAAGCGTATCGGGTTAACTGGCCGTAGGTCCAAACACCTTCCTGATAGTTATAAGTGACATACCGATCAATTTCTGTAGAGCTACCAGAAGGATAAAACCAACCCACTTCACTAAACTGTTTGTTAAGAAAACCAAACACCTTGTACGCTTGGTCCACATTAAAATCGCTAAAGACATAGTAATGCACGGAGCACGGCACCGCTGCTACACTTCCGTCATAAGAATAAAACCCTTTTTGATCCATCCAATACACACCTACCGGTGTATTAACAGCTGCTTTGGGTCCAACCAAACCAACCCCTTGGTTAACCAAGTTAACGCCAAAGGTATAAGGAGGGCCGACAAATTGCATACTATAAAGAGAGCTGTCCGTCCAAATTAATGTTTCCTCTCTTGCAGACAACCCACCAACAATCTCTGAACCAGAAGAAAGCGTTAAAGAACCTGATGTATTATCTGATTTTGGCTCCCATTCAGCCGCGTTCTCTTGGTCACTCCAGCAAACAAACAAAGGATCTATCGCCCCTGTTCTAGCTGTCCCTCCTGCGTTTAAAGGATCTGCTCCCAGACAAATAACGTGTCTGTCTTTCTCTGAGACCATAACCTGCAAAGCTTTTGTTGGAGTTAAATTAGCTCCTGAAAGAGCCGACAAAGCAACAGCCCTAGTGCCTGTTCCAGAAGAAGAGTCCCAATAATAAATACCGCCTGATCTAACTCCCATTAATAAATCTTCACCAAAGTTATCGTGCGTCCACAGCCTTAACTGGTTAGTATCAGATAAAGCGGTCACTGAACCAAAGGTTCCGTCTCCCCACGGACTTGCGCCCCAACCTGTGCTAGAAACATAGTCATCTAGCCCGACATTAATCTGATAGGCCCCAACCACACTTGATCCACCGTTGCCACTATCGCTGCTGTTAGCTGTTACGGTGTCCCCGTCGGTGTCTTTGGCTTCAATGGTGTAGCTGTTAGCATTAACAATAGTTGCAATTTGATACTCTTGGTTTAGAACATTGGCAGTAATTAAACCGCCCAGAGTAGCGGCACCACTAAAGGTGACAAAATCATTTTTAACCGCACCGTGACTAGAGTCTGTAACGGTAATCGTAGCGTCTCCATTGGTTGCAGAAAACGTGACATCTCCGGCAGATGTTGTGGTTCTTAGAGGAGTTACATCGTAATAACTATTACCTTCGTTCACATAGTATTTCCAAGTAGTTCCCAGTCCAAGGAATCGAGTAGACTCCAAATCCACCCAACTGTGCAGGGCACGAGCTGTGCCTAGATAAGTGTTAACATTGTCTTTTTCCCAGCCCCCTATTTTTTCTGGCCTCCCCTGACGAAAACGCACCAAATTAACGTCATACCAACCGCCTTCGTTGCTATAATCGGTTCCTTCTCGGTTTATTCCTGGTCTAAAATTATACTTACTATAGGGCACTATTCTTTTTCCTCTTCTTCGTCTATCTCCCTATAATATCCTACAATATGAAGGATTTGCTCCAAATATCGTTTAATTTCACCCATGTTCATAGACAGGTTTTCGTAGCCTTGGCTTGTTAGTCCGTAATAAGCAACTCTAGGCTCTTCTCCTGCTTCCACTGCGTCGAGATACGCTTGCATCACATCAGGGGACAATATGCGCCACTCCACTGGCTCTC